CCTGAAGTGCCTTATTTATATATAGAAGATCTATACCACTACTATAACGTTAGTGAAAATGGAGGTGGTATAGCTAGTTAATGGCCAAAAGGTCTTATAGGGGTCTGAGAATTTTTTTTATAATTTTTTTTAGCTGAGTATATATAAGGGCTGAATAAACAATTAGGGTTGACAGTCTTATATAAAGTCCCATATAGTAATTGAATTAACTACTATGGAGAAAACTATGTTTACTAAAATTGAACTTTATCTTTCGTCTTCTATTAAAGACGCTGAGGACTTTCTAAAGGACAATTCTGTCCAGAACGACAATCTTAGTCATTTTCTAACTGAGCAAGCTAAAGATAAAATTAAAAGTGAAACTCGTTTAGAAATATGTAAGGGCCTTTTAAAAGTTTGTGAGAAAGAAAACAAAAAGTTAAAAACTCTTTTGAATGAACTTGAAAAATGGTCGGCCGCCGCCGATGAAGATCACTTGGGTTTGGGTAAAGATATAATCGACGATTTACTTGATCTTTACAATATCAGAATAAAGACCCCAATAAAGTTAAGGGGGTTTAAATGAAAAAATATAATAGTGTATGCTATCTAGGTTTTGACAGTTATGAAGATACACAAGAAGAAGGGGGGTGAGTAATAATTTTTATATTTAGGTTGTTAGGATGGATTATATACGGCCGCGACTATAACAGGTTACAACAACAGGCCGCTAACCGTCCCAAAAGAAGAAAACGCCGTTAGTTGTCAGGCCCCGTTAAAAAAATATTTAGCGGGGTCTTTTTTTTACTTGATTTATCTTATATTATCTTATATCTTATCAGGCGGGGCAATGTTTCCCCTTAATTTTAACTACTAATGAGGAAAATACTATGACTATACAAACTACAACTCAAAATATCTTAGCTAATGCAAGCGCGGCCGCAGAAGAAAACGCAAACTTTGAAGGCTTCCCGCCTTTAAAAGAATGTAATTATACTGCTGAGTTTAGGCCGCTTCAATTTGGTACCGTCAAAAATATTGTTAAAGATGACGCGGGAAAAGATAAAGTTACTTGGTCCGATTTTAAACCGATTGAAGCTTCAGGCGGTCAAGCTATTGTCAGGACTGACAATAGTAAGCTTTTGGGTATTATGAAAAAGAGGTACGCAATAGCAAATAACCCCGATATTATTGTACCCGTTCAAGAGTGTTTAGAAGATTGTCTACCGAAGGGCGCCATGAACGGTATCCAGTTAAAAGAAGCGGTATCGGATGGCGGCGCGGTTGCAAGGTTCGGTTATCATTTTGAAGGGTTAGGCCGCGAAATTAGGCAATTAACAAAAGTTCCTACACAATTAAATTTTATGGTGCAAGTTGTTAACTCTTTTAATGGTCAAACCGCCATTAGGTTACAGGCGGGGGGCTTAGATTTAGCGTGTTTAAATGGTATGACTAGCTTACTTGAATTAAAAGCTGGAACTTGGGGCCATACAGCGGGATTTAAACCCGAATATATAAAGCCTTGGCTAGTTGATCAAATAGCTTTTTATGAAAAGAAAGTTGAAACATGGCAAAAATGGGCAAATAGAGAAATTACGCCCGAACAAGCCGAACAAGTTTTGACTGAAAATTTTCCCGCTAGTAAAAGCGAAATTGCACGCGCCGAAAAAAAAGGTAAAGTCGCGGGGGAAATTCAATCTAAGATGGCCCGTTCTATGATGGAACAATTCGAAAGAGAAGTTGCGGCGCGGGGTCAGACTGTTTGGTCCTTATATAGCGCTTTAACTTTTTATAGTTCTCATAATAGTGAATTGTTTAAAGTTAAAAATTCGCCCGAATATGCGCAAGACGCAACAACCGCCCGTGACAACGTCGAAAGAACGTTAATAGAAAGGGAAAGAAAAGTTTCCGAAATAGAAAGATCGGAAAGCTTTCAAGAATTGGCCGTTGTTTAGTCTAAAATAAAACTTTTAAATTTTATCGGGGCGGGGTGTTTACATCCCGCCTTTTTTCGTTTATAGTATGCGATTAAATATAACTATATGGGATAACTTAATATGACACTTTTAACAAATTCAAATAGTACGGGCCAAAAAACAAAAGGCCTTGCAATTACTTATAGAAGCGGCGCGGGTAATAAATACGGGTCCTGTCCGATTAGCTGTAAACTAAACATAAGCGGCGCGGGTTGTGGCAATACTTCAAAAGATATTGATCAAGATTATCTTAACGTTATTTATAACAACGTTCCGAAAAAAGGCTTTTCTTTTACATATTCTCATTTCCCTTTTAAATTATGGTTCAAGGATTTTGATAAAAAAATACGCCACAAATTTGCTGTTATAAATTTTAGCGCCGATAGTATCAAAAGCGCTTTAAATAGTTTTCGGGCGGGGGTTCCTACTGTATGGACCGCCCCGACAACCTTTTGGAAAGACAACGAAGCAAAAAAGGTTGTAATTAAAGACGGGGTCAAGTTTATACGTTGCCCACAAGAAACGGTCAATACTACGGGCTGTAATAATTGCGGCGGGGAAAACGCCCCACTATGCGCAAGGCCTTATAGAGATTATATTGTTACTTTCACCGCCCATGGTTCAAAAAAGAAAACTATTGATAAGGGGGAAAAGGGCGGTTGCTATGCGGCGGGGGGTAATGTTAATTTACACTGGACCCGCATAAGCGAAACACCCCAAAAAGAGAAGGACCACAAAATATTGAAACGTTTTATAAAATCGCTTGCGCCGCGTACCGTGTTGAGACATCACATAGCGGGGGATATAGGCAAGCTTTAAATTAATCCTTTTATATGCTCTAAATTAGGCCCCTACACGGGGCCTTTTTTTATTCTTGTGTTACATCCTATAATATCTTACAATGCCCCATACGGGGCAATCCCGCCCCGCTTTAACTACGAGGTAAACACTATGGAACTACGCGAAGTAAACAAAAACAAAATTGAATATTTCAAGTTTAATGAAAACTCAAATACTGTTTGGTTTATTAATCATTACAACCGTGACGACAAAACGTATTCGGTGTCAAAATTTGACGATATAAACGTCGAAAAGTTTATAAAAGCTAGTAAGAAAGTCTTTACTGACTTCGAATTTTAAGCGCCCTTAAACCCTTTTTTAAGGCCCCTATACGGGGCCTTTTTTTTGCTCATTATATTTTAGTTAAACAAGCGCGGGGCCGCCGCCCCTTGTCCCTGTAAAACGTACAGGACCCGCCGCCCCTTGTCCTTAGACCATGAACCGTTAACCATGGGCCGCTAACTATACCCCGCCCCGCGTGTCTTTATTTCCTTAAACATATACCCCGCCCCGCGTACCTTGGACCATGGGCCGCGAACCGTTTTTAATTGTTTAGGGTCCCCCGAATATCGGGTCAAATAGCGGGGACCGTGTACAAAAAACAGAAAACAAAAAACCAAGGCCACCGGTTTTGCACGCGGTAGCTTGGGCCATGTTTCTCTCAAATATTTACCAGAAAAATCGTATGAATGTTTCACGTGAAACATTGCCTAAATATTGTGCAGAAAAAAGGTTCTTGTTAACTGCCTAAAAAACGTGCATATTATTCGTGTTTATTAACCATCAACCGAGGACCGAGAATGAGGAAGCGAAAACTAGGCAAAGCGGGGATACGTTACGAGACACGTGGTCGAAAACCTGCCACCATAAAAACCCCTTTGACACGCAAGCAGGAGCTGTTTGTCCGCGAGCTCGTTAGCCGCGATGGACAAGTTACGTTACGCGAAGCGGCAGAGAATGCCGGGTATAGTGCAACGAGTGCGCACACACGTGCTTATGAGTTAACGAACCCAAATATCTCGCCTCATGTGGTTCATGCGATAAGAGAGTACCGTCGTGCTTTGGATGAGAAATATAGTATTACGTTCTCACGACACGTGAGGGATTTGCAGCGTATTCGGGACGAGGCATTAGCGAATGGTGCGTACTCGGCAGCGGTGCAGGCGGAGTTTCGCCGTGGTATGGCGCAGGGTGATATATATGTAAGTAAATCGGAGATACGACACGGGAGCATAGACAGTATGTCTAAGGAAGAAGTTATGAAAGCATTGAAGGAGATAAAGGAGAGTTATGCCCCAGTCACAATCGACATCACCCCAGAAGAGGATAACGATAGCCGTGAAGAAGGAGAGCGGCTTTTACAAACAAGTGAAGGAAGCGGCGCAAAGAGTAAGTCGAAAGCTGTCGCTAACGCGAATTGAAAACTGGGTCGGAGCAGGAATCCCAGACGTCTTGCTCTGTGATATCCATGGTTGTTTTCATTTTGTTGAGCTCAAGTTTACGACGACGAATAAAGTAGATCTGCGCCCGTCGCAGGTAGCGTGGCTCACGAAACACAAACACGCCTCGTGTTGGATATTAATTAAGAAACAGGCAAAGCCATCGGAGCGAGCAGAATTATTTTTGTTTAAGGCGGAAGATGCGATAGATTTGAAGATGGACGGGTTGAAAGATAAGAAGCCGGAGTTTCATTGTATGCAGCCGTTTCGTTGGGATGATATGTTTTTTAAAATCGCAGGGGCCCCCTGATGGATGTTTCGGAGCAGGAGGCCAAGCTTACGCTGCGACTGGCACAATTAGAAAAACACGAAAGGTGTCAGGAAGATTTTTTAATTTTTGTAAAAAATATGTGGCCGGATTTTATTGCGGGTCGGCACCATAAGATTATTGCCGAGAAGTTAGAGCGTGTGGCCAAGGGCGAGCTGAAGCGTTTGATTATCAATATGGCCCCGAGACATACGAAGTCGGAGTTTGCGAGCTTCTTGTTTCCGGCGTGGATGATGGGCCGTAATCCCAAGATGAAGATTATTCAGGCGACACACACCACGGAGTTGGCCGTGAACTTTGGACGTAAGACCAAGAACCTTATTGATAGTGATGAGTACAAGGATATCTTTCCGACCGTGAATTTGTCCGCCGACAGTAAAGCATCCGGTCGTTGGGACACGACATCCGGTGGTATGTATTATGCGGTAGGGGTTGGTTCGAACTTAGCGGGTCGTGGTGGGGACTTGGTGATTATAGATGATCCACACTCGGAGCAAACGGCGATGTCTAATTCGGGTTTTGATGATGCGTGGGACTGGTATACTGGGGGCCCCCGACAGAGACTACAGCCGGGAGGTAGTATTGTTTTGGTACAGACCCGGTGGTCCGAGAAGGATATGACGGGACAGTTGATGCGTGCGATGGCTAAAGATGAATTAGCGGACCAGTGGGAAGTTGTAGAGTTACCGGCGATCTTTACGGATGGCATTCTC